CGGCTACAGTATTAAATGAAGAAGAAATTGCAAATGCTAAAATAGCTATACAAGAATCTACGTTAGCAAAAGAAAAAATAATTGCTGAAGAAGAAATTGCAGTACGTAGTGGGATGCTTGGTCGTTTGGGTGGTCGTTTAGGTGTAGGCACTGGAAAACCAAGCGGCATGGGCGCTATGGGCATTGCAATGGCTGGCATGATGATTGGTATGCCAATGTCTAGTAGTAAAAATCAAGCAGTAAGTACGGCGGGATCAGGAATTATGATGGGTGCTAATGCCGCAATGATAGCTTCATTTTTGCCTATAGCACCAGAATTAATAATTCCAATAGCGTTAGCTGTTGGAGGACTTACTGTAGCTTATAAAGCTCTTTCTAAAGTTATGGCTGATCAAAAAGCACATAATGATGCCATAGAAGCATCATTTAAATCATCATCAAGTGTTATATCAGCATACGGCGGAACAATGATTACTGCAAAACAAGCAGTATATAACTTTATTGATGCTAACAAAGAATCAAAAGATGTATTAAGTAAAACAGCACAAGATGTTGCTGAAATTAAAAAATTAGGAACATCTGATCCATTAAAACAAGTTGGAGAATTATTAAAAGGCGGGACTACGGCAAGTGGAGTTATAGGAACATTAAATCAATTTGCTGCAGCACAAGTAGCAAATGGTATGGATCCAAAAGCTGTATCTCAAATGGTTACAGATTTATTAACATATTCTGGACAAACAAAATATCTTAATCAAGCATTAAAAGAAATTACAAATAATACAAAAGACATGTCTACTGCTACTGCAACAATGATTAATAAATTAAAAAATAATGGAGATGCAAATCTTATTACTGCAACAACTTATAAAGATTTGTCTAAAGCACAAAAAGCATTTGCTGATGGATTGCTTACAACAACAAATATAATATCTGATCAAGCCACTCCATTTCAAGTTGCAGCAGATAAAATTAAAGCTTTGCGAGATACTTCAGATAATAGTATAGGTTCTGTAAACGCCCTAGCTTTAGCATTAAAAAATGCGGGGGCATCTGCAGAAACTCTTACTGCAATGGCTAATTTAGCTAAAATAGGTGTTACTAATTTAGGTGAAATTTCAACAATATTAATGCTTAATGCCGCAGGAATTAAAGTTAATACAACAGATGCTACAAAAACTACTAAAGATGTTACAAATGGTATTGTAGAATATGTTAAACAAAAACAAAAAGCATTAATAGCAGCTGATAAAGATGCTTTAAAAATTGAAGAAAATAAAGTTGTTGCAGCTAAAAAAGCTGCAGAAACTGCTGCAAAAACTGCTACAACTAAACAATTAAAAAATGAACAAGCGGCTTTAGGAATAGAAGGCGCAAAACAATATGAAACAGATCAAAAACAAGTAAAAGTATTAGAAGCACAATTAGCAACATTAAAATTACAAACTTCAGAATTACAAAAACAACAACAATATCAACTAAATCAACAAGATTTAGAAAATCAAGCAAAACAAGCAGAAATGTCAGGAAATTATTTACAAGCAGCAATGCTTAATCAACAAAAAGCTTATAATACTTCACAATATAATCAAAATAATTCACAAGATGAATTACAAAAAGAATTAGATAATTTAAAACAAAGTCTTGCAGATCGTGCATTATTAATTCAAAATGAAACAGATAGTACATCTTCATCTACTGTTGATACATCAGGTGTGATTCTAGCTAAGCAAAAACTTAAGGATGATAAATTAATTGGAACACAATTAGCTTCTGAAATGACTACGTTATTGGCTGACTCTGGTTTAACTGGATTTAAAGCAATGGTTGATGGTAAAGGTAATTATATAATTACAACTACAGGTAACGTAAATGTAAATGGAACATCAGAAAGAACATTGGGAAGTGCTTCTAATCCAATTTCGCTTTCAGGAAATATAGCCAACGATGAAAAAGTAGGTCGCAGTCCTTCTTCTGATTTGACACAATGGAATAGTCCATTAGGTAACACTAGATCAGTAGTTCATCAATATGCAAATGATAATAAAATAACTAAAAATCAATATTTTTCAATAGATCAGTATAATGTGCATTATGTTTTTTATGAAGATGCAGATGGAAATATAACAATGATTTCTGCTGATGGAGCCTATAATGGGCCAAATACAATACTTAGATTACCAAAAAATGCTAATGTTACAAAGGCCAAAGCTGTAAAAAAAGCAACAGGTGGACATATATCTGGACCAGGAACGGGGACTTCAGATTCAATTCCCGCATATCTTTCAAATGGCGAATATGTAATTAAAGCAGATGCTGTATCTCATTATGGACCAAGTTTTTTTGATTCTGTAAATGCAAAGAAATTTGCAAATGGTGGAGAAGTAACTAAAAATGGATGGCTTCAAAAATGGGCTAAGAGTTTAACTGGAATGCCTGCTGCAGAAATGTTTGGCACAGCATCAATATTAAGAAAGTTTGCGGGTCTTGGCAAACCTGGAGATAATCTAGCCACAGCTTTATTCCCGCTTAATTTTATGGGTATGGGCGGAGGAAAAAGTTTATTCCTTGGTATGCCTCGTGGCGTGAAAGATTTAGAAGAAGCACTTAAAGCTGAAAAAATAATGCAAGATATACACGCTTCTATTCAAGCAAGCAATTTTAAAAGCCTACCAATTACAAAACTAGGCGAACAGTTAGAGGCAACAGTTGGAAAAAGTTTTCCAGTAAGCGGTATTGGTGGGTTGTATAAAGGCGCTAATGGAACAAAAGAATTTGTCAAGCCAGTAACAGATGCGTTATCTGGTCTATCTGAAATTAGATCTAATCAGATTGCAAGAGATGTACAAGGCTTAGATACACCAATTCAAGAATTAATAAAAATCATGGACCCTTCAGATCCTAAAGGAAAGAGAACACTGTTAGCATTAAGATCTGCTTTTAACCCAGAATTTGCAAATCCAACTGGGAAGTTTACAAAAGATCAGTATTTTAGACAGTTAGTTTCTTCTTTATTAAGAGGAGATAAAGACTTACAAATAGCAAATTTATCAGGCAATAACCTTGTTGATGCTGGAACTTCAGGGGTATTTAACCTAGCTTCTGGAATAAGAACGTTATCTAAATCAATGCCGTCAATGCAAGAGCAAGCTACTATAAATTTATTAGGTGTTAAAGGTGGAGCAAAAAGATTCTTTGCTGAATCTACAGCATCAATTGCAAAATCAATGACTCCAAAAGAATATCATGATGCAATTGTGGCAGAAATTAAAAGAGAAATTCCTTTATTAGAAAAAACAATAGCTTCATTTAAACTTACAGATCCAGATGAAATTGAAGCATATGCTAATATGTTGGAAAGATTAAAGGCGGGAGCAAAACCAGGAGTAGATTGGTCATCATTCCAAACAATGGCAGCAAGCGTAGTTCCAGCTCCACCAAAAACACCAACAGCAGCAGCACTTGCTAAAAAAGCTGAAGAACTAACATTAAAGAAAAGACAATCTGGACATGCCGTAGGTTTTTCTGATATTATGTTTAAAGATCAACTTGGCGGGTATGCAAATGGTGGAGCAGTAAATTCAATGTCAAAAAATGGTTGGTTACAAAAATACTCTAAATCACTTGATAAATCTGGTCCAGATATTATGGGAACTCATGCATTAATAAGATTATTAGCAGGTTTAAGTAATGGTAAATCAGATTTTCTTTCTGCCGCTTTAATTCCATTAAATTTTACGGGTATAGGTAGAGGACTAAAAGGTGCAAAAATTGGTGCAGAAGTTGCTGCAGAAATTGGTGCAAAAATTGGTGCAGAAGTTGATGCATCTAAATTATCTAAGTATTTCTTACATGCTAGTTCCGATGGAGACATAACGGGCATAGATACAATTATGTCTACTATGACTTATAAAGGTGATAGAACTATAGCAGGTTGGTCACGATTAGCACATGATCCACTTGGAGATGGCTCAAAATTATTCTCTATGGGAAATCTATATGACAATATGGGAACCAGAGATCTTCTAGCATTATCATTGATGCAAGCAGCAAAAGAATCTGGATTTACAAAAACTGGAATAAATCTTGCTGCTTCACCTGATAGATCAATTTTTAGTCAAGCAATGGTTTCATCATTAAAAAAGAGAGGACTTGGAAATGTAATTGGTTTACCAGAACTAGAAGCACAATCTGTAGGTAATACAGCAATTGAAGCTCAATCTTGGTTCTTTAAAGAATTAAGTAGTATGAATAGAAATAATTCTTTATTAAGTGATGCATCTCCTATTTCAAATGTATCTTTAGATGCAGCCAGAAAAGCATTACATCAAATTTTTATGAAAGAGTACAATCAAAAAGAATTTGCTTCTTTACTAAAAACTTATGTAAAGGGACACGCTTTAGGAGGACAAGTTAAATTGCCTTCATTTGCCGTTGGAACAAATTTTGTTCCAAATGATATGATTGCTCAAATACATAAAGGTGAAAGAATTATACCTGCATCTCAAAATAATGGTACAATGGATGGATCAACATATAATATTTCTGTATTAGTTAATAATAAAGATGCAAATGAGATAGCAAATGTTATAATGGATAAGATAAAAAGCGTTAACGCTGGAGCACCAAGCATTGCAAAAGCAACAACAAATGGCAAGCCCGTACTAGTTAGTAATGCACCACAGTATAATTGATAAACAATGAGGAGGTAAAAAATGACATATGCAATTCCACAAGGAGTACAAGTATCTTTAGGATTAGATATTAATGGAAGTGCTACAATTGTTCCAGCAAATATGGTTTGGTATAAATTATCTGATCATAATCGTCAACCAATAAATGTTACTTATCACCTTATTGAAGCAACAGATAGAATGGCAAACGGAACTTTAAGAAAATTTATTATTGCTCGTAAATTTGTTATTAAGATAGATTGGCAAAATTTTCCAACTTTAGACAGCAATCTAGTTGATTATAATGGCGGTAATTCATACGGAGCAGCTTGGTTTAAAGCGTTTTATGAAGGAAATGCATTTAATCCAATTTATGTAAAGTTGATATATGCCCTTGATACAGCACAATCAAACTCAATACCAGTATCAGGAAGTTATGTAGATTCTAAAAATTCAACAGGGCAAGTATATAATGCTTATATGACTACTTTTACATATGATGTAATGAAAAGAATGGTTGCAACATCTGGTACAACAGGATATGATTATGTAAACTTATCAGTAGAGTTTACGGAGATTTAATGCTAAATAATGTCAGTTCTGATATTTTTTCTAATTCTAGTGCTATTGAAATTCAACCAATAGTTTCTGCTGAATGGAATCATAATTTATTCAATGCACCGTACGTTACTGTTGCTGGAACAGGCACTCTTATTACCCCCACTTTATCTTCTGGAACAATAACAACAGGAGGTACAGACAGTACACTCCCTGGATTTAGCATAAATAATTTTATTTTAACGGCGGGATCAACAAGCGCTTATGGAAATGTAGTATATACAGCAAGTTCTTTAAGTTCTCCAGCATATAAAATAGTAACTTATTTTAAAACAAACAATAATTTGCCAGTTTCTGTAAATGCATATGCAAAAGGTGGATCTTCTACTCAAGCGGGATCTGCATATACAGAAGTAAATTCATATGGGTGGACTAAACTTGAAGCTTATGTAGGTGGATATAGTTCTTCGGATACAATATCTTCTTTAACTTATACCATATCTGTAAATTCATTAAATTCTGATAATAATGCCACAACTATATACTTTACACCCCCTCAAATTTTTGAAACAACATTTTATAATTATCAAAATAATTCTTTATGGCCAACTGATAGCGCATTTACTTATTTTAGACCAGGAGAAACTTATGTGACAACTGGTAATATAAATGTTGCAACTCCTTCTAATTTTAGAAAAATAAATAGATCTTCAAGTATTTTAAATGGTTTTAGCGGATCAGCTTATGCACCTATAAGTTCAATATCTCAATCGCCAAGTTTTACAATGGCAAAACATTCTTTGCCATTGTATAAAAATTCTTTACCAAACGAAATGGCAATTTATAAATATTTTGTTTCAGATACATCTACATTAACTAATCCAAAAATTGCAGCGTTATATGCTCAAAATATTAATGTAAATAAAATTGTTATTAAGTTTAATACTTTAATGAGTGTGCCAACATTTAATTTATATATTGATGGCTCAATTATAACTGTAGATGGAAGTACAACACTTACTACCCCGACAAATTCTGATAGCATTGCAACAGGGGTTTTAGTCTTATATTGGACAGGATCGGCATGGACTAAAACAAAATGGTCAACAATGCCAGCATTTGATTCATCAGGTGTATTATCTAAATATACTTCATTTAAAAAAATATCTATAACTCAAACAAATGCTACAGCTACATCTCAATTTTCTTCATATAACAATTCAAACTTTACCTCAGACCTTACTAGAATGCAACTGATAGAGCTGTCACCTAGACTTGAAATTGATGTTTCAGATTTTGTTAAAGATGTCACTATAAATAAATCGTTAGATAGCAAAAATAACTTTGTTCCAATATCTTCAATAAATGCAAATGATGTTTCAATTAATCTTTCAGCAATTCCTATAGCATTAAATAATGGATTTATTCCAATTTTTTCAAGTCAGAGTAATTTATCAACAAACGTGCTAGCAAATATGCTTAGAAAAAATATTAAATTTTATGTAAATTTTACATTAAAATCTTATTATGATGCTACAACAAATAATTTTGTTCAATTAAATATACAAAGTGGCAAAACAGTTGGGACGCATATTCCTGGAGGAATATTTTACTCAGATTCATGGGATGAAACAGATATTAAAGATGTTAAAATTGTAGCGTATGATATTACAAGATATTTGCAGACTACAGCTGTTTCAGATTATGTTGCTAATTTAAAACCAGTATTTGATGTAATAACTAATATGCTGGATCTATCGGGCTTTACTGATTATGATGTAGATTCATTATATGATGTTTGCAATGATTACACTTCCCCGCTTGATCTTGCATATTTTTATACAAACGGGCGGGACACAACAATTGTTGATACCCTAGCAGGGATATTCCTAGCATATCAAATAGGTGCATATATTGATGAATATGGGGTAATGAAATTTAAAAGTTTATCTCAAATATTAAATAATAATACATCTAATTTAACTATATCCGATTCATCAATTTTAGTGGGTGGTTATTCTATTATAAATAAAGCTAAACCTGGAAAACTTTCATTAAGATATCAAGTGCCTAAAATTAAACAAACATTATCTTTACAAAATGCTGCTACTCCAGATCAAAAAAATAGTCCATCTTTTATTATAACAACATCAACAGATATTATGTGGTCTCAAGAAACATCAGATGCAGTAGGATTTAATTATTTAAATTCAACTATGCAAGAAACAGATAATTTTTATACTATTAATACAAACGATCTTCTTGATATATTTCATACTTTTAATTTAAGTAATAATGGATATGCGGTAATTGAGGATGAATTAGTTTCATTTGTATATAAAGAGTATAAAATACAACAGTATTCAAATTCATCAAATTATGTTTATGTTTCTGTAAAAAATGACCTTGAGCTTAATTCAGAAGTTAATAGATTTGTTAAAAAATATTCAGCAGGATTAGTAAGTTCAAATTATGGCAATATAACTA